TTTCCCCCCGATTTTCTCCTATCCTCTCCTACAACCATTATCTTTCCATGGGATTCATCTGTGATTATGGGATCATAGTTGAACGTCACACTGACCAGTGTGGTATATTCCCTAGGACCTACTATGCAATCCATAAAATTCCCCTTTGCTTCCATGACTAAATCAGATGAGATTAAGTCATTTTTGATGAGAATTTTTGTAATAACGCCACTCTTGTTCACTTTCTCTGCCTTGTTTTGGAACTTTGATATATCTTACCTATTATTAAGGAATAATCAAAGATATATCTAACGATCTCAGTTTTTCTAAAATACTATCAAAGCAAGATTAAGGGAAAACAGAGCCAAGCTCTAATATGAAATCTTTGACCATAGCCTAAATGAGTCTACTACGCTAGCTAGCATTTGCATGATAAAAGTAAGATACATGAGGAAACATTCCTCCTCTCTTGGCAATACAATATATGAGGTTCCTAAGTTCCTTATATATCAACTTCATATCTGTTGGAAGAAGTTGAAGATGACGGTCGCGACTCTTGTCGAACAGGTGGAATCGCCGAGTTGAGAGCATTTTTGATGCCCCTCATTATCTCTTGGTTATACTCATATTTTAAGTCTTCCGACAGAGCATTGTCTCCCATAACTATCTCATACATATCAGGGGTCACCATGGATGCTCCATATTTCCTCATATTGGCATGATTGATATGTTTTTCAGTAAACCCGAGTTTGAGGTAGAGAGTGTTAGTCCCAGCTCTTCCTCTCAACATGTTTATCTTTTGCCTTGTCTTGTACTCCGTTAGGAGCTTTGACGATGCTGTGCTCTGCAATCGAAGGCTTCTGGATCTTGCTGACGGCCTTGATCATCTCTTCCATTTCTTGCATTTTATGATCAAACATCTTCATCTTAACGTCAAAATCTAATGTCATTTTGGTCTTGATATCAGCCAACCCTTTCGAAACCCCAGTCAGCTTGTTGACTTCTTCGGTGAGGTGAGATGAAGTGTCTTTGATCTCTTTTTCAATGTTGAGATTCCTCTCACTTACAACACCCAATGCAAACATCTGGATGTGGGATAATCTCATCTCATATTCATGCTTGTGGAATTGCCTTTGAATGACTGTTGACCACTCCTTTCGATACAAAATTCCTAGAGATCCCATCTCTGTCTCCAAAGACTTGATAATTTCTGCTAAAGTAATGAGAGGGGCATCTCTATTGTCCTCTTCTGCCTCGAAGTCTTGAATTTGATTCTCATCGGTTCCAGGGCCAAACACCAATCCTGCAACATCCGGAATATTTTGTGTTGTCTCATCTGTCTCTTCCAGGAATTCATTTGGATCAATCTCGTAATTTCTTTCTGAAATCAAGTTTTCAGGAACTGATCCAAACACATCACTAGTGTCTACTGCTTGTCCAGATTCCATCTTAAAGTCGATTAGATTTGTAAAAAATCGCTAAAACACGTATAAATGACGATAGAAATATATGCCGTAAAGGTCTCAGTTTTTTATAAATACTGGAAATTACATGCAATAAAACAGGTCAGCTAATAATCAGTTCAACTAAAGACGTCATCTGCAGTTACACGATCTCTCCCCCTACCCTGGATACGCGGGTCCGGTCTCTCCTTTTCCTTTGTATGCAGGAATACACTTG